TTCAACAGGTTCAATAGTTTCTTTGTCAAAATAAAATAATTCACGTAATATCATAATAGTATTTATGCCTCTGGCGTAGGTTCTGGTGCTGGTGTAGTAGCACTTTCAGGACCTTCGTCGGTACCTGTTACTGTAGGTTCTTCTGCATCGTCTGCTGTATCAACTGCGCTTCCTAAATCACCTTCAATACCTGCTCCACTAATTCCTGCTCCTCGCATTTCTGCACTTGCATCTGTTGGACTAACTACTAATTCGTCGTTTTCTTCTTTCCATAAACGTTCGTTTTCTGCAACTTCTGCATCGCTCATTCCTAAGAAACGCTTTAATGCATATCTATTACTAATAAACGGAATAGCTTGTATTTGTGCAAACGTACCAATCCTTTGATTATCAAGTTCTGATTGTCTATAACTTGCAAAGTTTTGTGGTGGTTGAAACACAAGGTCAAACATCGCAACATCAATGTTAATTCCTTTTTCTACTAGATAACGTTTAAATTCTAAATTAAAAACTTCTGTAACTAAATTTTGTAAACGCTCGCAATATTTGTTAAAACGCAATTCTTGAATATATGCTGTTCCAACTCTACCATCGTTAAATTGGCCTTGTCCTTCATCTTGTGCCGCACTTGGCAAATATGAACTTGGAATACGTAAACCTCTAATAAGTTTATTAGTAAAGTATTTTAAGTCGTCAATCTCACCAAGGTTTGTACCGCCTGGTAGTGTATCAACTTTAGATCCTCTACCTTCAGCAGTTTGTGGGAAGAAGTAATCTTCGTTGGTTGACAGAGGATTATAAGCTGAGTCTATGACATTAGTTCCGCCTCCTGTCTTCGATGGGATCCTTCTTTGATGGATTTCCGTTTTTACACGCTCCACAAATTGCATAGCAAGGTGTGAAGGCATGTTACCCACATCAACATAAAATACTCTTCTTTCTGGAGCTCTTTGTACGCGATAGATAATAATCGCATCTTCAAGCAATTCTTTTTGTTTATAAACTTTAAAAATAGTTTCTAATAGACTGTTACCAAATGGAGCGTTATTATCTAAGCCTTCACTTAGACTTAAATGTACCATATGTTCAGCATCAACAGCAAATTCTTTTTGTTTATCGTGACCAAATCTTGAACTTGAACTCTGTGTTGATGTGTTACCGACCATTCCTCTAACACCGCCAGTTAAATAGCCGTCACCGCCTCCAGTTACGTTGCCGTTAGTTGTATAAGGTGTAGTTGCTACTTTATCAACAAAATTTAAGTTAATGTCTTTTACAATATATTGCTCAGGAGTTTTTCCTGTGCTTTCGTTAACAATGATACTTGAAACTTTTGCAGGATCAACGTGATGCCATTTTTTAGTTTCTGGATCTCTAATAAAAAATGCATCACCAAATTTAAACACATTTCTAATAATACGAAACATTCTCGTATTAAAACTATTAAGTCTAGTCCATTGTTGCAAGTAGTTTTCGAGTACTTTAATTTCGCTATTAGTAGCTTTTTGTTTAAAGTCTAAACTAAAACTGGTTTTATTTTGTGGATTTTGCTGTGTACAAAATTCAGCAAGAATATCTAGTGCCGCATTAACTTCACTATCCATATCCATAACATTATATTGTCCATAACGTTCTGCTCTATTTGGAGCTCCGCTATAGACATCAGGAAGGAAACTACTATAATTTGATTTTGCCGGTCCAGGCTGTCCACTACTTGCTGACGAGAATGGGCTTACATTACCAGTTTCTACCGGTGTAAAATATCTTTTCCAACTCATTTATTTGTTTCCTTAACCATATAAGTTACCGTCCATTCTCTGCAATAGTCTATTTTGCTGTTCTAATAATGCTACCATCCTTGCAGTATTAGTATTTAAGTCACTTACAGGATTATTAGATGGAGATGTGGCATTGGTAGCAGTTCGCATTGCTGGATCATTAGTTGGTGAAGGAGCAGAACTTGACGATGTGTCAGCTTCTGGTATTGCACTACTAGGACTAGGTGAGGGTGATCCACTAGGATTAGAAGAAGGCCCACCAAACCAGCTGTCTGGTAACCAACGTTTTGCCCAGTCTGGTATTACAGAACTTATCATTCCACCAAAATCAAAATCAAACAACCCTGTAATCCAGTTATAAACACCTCTAACAGCATTTCCTAATGCTGTACCAATGTTTTCAATAGTAAATGTACTTCGTATATTTTCCCAAGTAAACATTTCTACAAACTTGTTTTTCCAATCAACTAAAGTATCAATAACTGATTGTTTTAAATCTTCATAAGTAGGTCCAATTTGATCCCATCCTAACATAGATACAACGCCTGTAAATATTGCCGAAAGGGCACTTTTTGCACCATCAACAATACTTTGCCATATTTCTGCTCTACCTTCAGCACTTGTTAAGTTTTCAAAGAATCCCATAATCGATGGCTTCCACGAATCCCATAGCTCTGTTAATCCAGTTATGGCATTTTGCATCATAGTATAACCTTCGCCTGAACTTAACCAATTCCATGCTTCTGTCATTTTAGTAAATGCACTGTCCATTAGTTCAACGCCGTCAGTCTTTAACCAGTTCCATGCTGATTCCATACTCTCTTGTAACATATTTAGGCCGTCAGTTTTAAGCCAAGTCCACATATCGTCTAGTGCAGGAAAAATATTAGACATAAAAAAGCCCTTCATATCATCATACATACTGTTAGCTTCGCCGATAGAAGGAATTATACTTGCTAGGCCGTTTTTAAGATCTTGGAAGATATTACTGTCTAATAGATCAACTTGAAGTCTTCCTCTTACATCGTTAATAGTTTCAGCAAAAGTTGCAACAGCCGCAGTAGCATCGTCTCGTGCTTGCTGTTCAGCTGATACTCCTCCTTCAACTGTTCCAGTTGCTCTACCAAGTGCACCTGTTAACTGAAATAGTTCTCCAACCGCAGTTCCGTTTGCAATAGAAGCTTGGACTGCGTTCTCGCCCATACTATTGGCATAGTCCATACCTGATTGTCTAACACTAGCGGCAAAGTTAGTAAACTCTTCAGCAGTCATATTCTGAACGTCATTAATGCCATTTCGAAATGCTTCGTTGTTTGCCATCAACTGTCGTGTCAAAGGATCGTTTTCAACACCGTCAGCCATATCAAGAATGGCTGCTTCAAACGCTGGGCCGCCTACTTCAGCCGCTTGTTGTAATCTAAGAGCATATTCTTCTCCATATTTTGCAATTGCCATTTGGCGTCTAATGTCCATATTCTTTTGACGCATTTCTTCTTGAAGTTGCTCTCTAGATTTACCAGTAAGTTTGGATATTTTATCTAGTTCTAATGAATAGTTCTGTGATCCTTCAATAAGCTGGGCATTAGTCATAAACTGGCGACGCCCAGAAACTGTCATCATTTCATTGTATGCAATAAAGTTTTCATTTAATTCTTGCGAGGTAAATCCCATTGCCATTAAGCGAGGACCAATTCCGCCTTGACGCATTTCTTTTGACATAGAAGCAAAATTTCGAGCACCATCATTAACACTATTTCCAAAAAGTCTTAAACTTGATGATTGTGTTCGCAATAATTCAGCAAATTCTTCTTGAGGTATTGCCGCATTACCTGCGATGCGTGTAATTTCAAACATATTGTTGCCAAAACTTGCACCTGACTGAGATAACTCTCTAAATAAATTTATTTGTCCGTCGATTAATCCAGAAAATGCTGTTAATCCTGGAATAGGTAAATGTTGAGCAAAATCACTAAGTTGATTTCCGCCTTTTAATAATTCAAAGCCTAATCCTACAGTAGAACCAACAACGGCGCCAATTGCGGCTGTAAAAGTATTCCATATACCTCCTACAAATCCGTCTAATTTTGCTCCAAAGCCTTCTACTTGAACACCAGCTTCTTCACTAGCGTCACCGTGTTTTTTAACTTGTTTGGCAGCTTCTTCTGCATTAGTGCCAGTACCAGACATGCCGCCACCACCGTCCATGCCGTAAGATTTCCCACCTAATGTTTTAAGTATTTCACGTAAAGTAGCTTCTGAAGCCGCATTTTCTGCTGTAACTTCGCCTACTCCGGGGATATCAATTTTTACTGCCATATATTAAGTACTCACATAATAAGAAGCC